TATCAATTGAAGTTAGTATTGAATCTATCATACTTTGTAAACCTATAACTTCAACATTCATAAACATATCACCAATTGAAGTTACAACTGAATCCATCGCGTTACCAACTGCACCTGCAACTGAATCAGTCAACCCTTCAAAACTTAACGCACTGGTAACTGAATCCATCGCGTTACCAACTGCACCTGCAACCGAATCAAGCCATTCCACACTTGAATCATTGCTGACAACTTTTTCAACTGGTTGCGACAACACAGAATCGGTACTAATTTCAACTTGTTGCTTTGACACTGGTTTGTCATTTGTAACAACTTGCACGTTATTCATCGTTGAAACAAACACACCTGCCATTTTTTCTAAACCTGAAACAATTTTTTCAGTTAGGCTTTGTAGTTTACCCGAAATGTCCCCAAGCCCCGCAACAATAGCATCCCACGTTTCTTCACTTGTATCTGCAATGCTCATTTTCTGGTTTTGTTCAACAAGTAAATCCCTAATCTTTTCACTCGTACTTATTCCCGCTTTAACAGCAAGTGCATTTTCTTCAACCGCAGTTAAGTTTTGTTCAGTGTTTTCCTTTACGGCACTCATTACTGTTTCAATTTCCTGTTGAACATCAATTGACTTCTGTGCCAACTGTTCAGTCTTATCAACTTGCCCTGAAATCTTGACTGAACCAAGAGCAGTTGACAATCCTTCCACAATGCCTTTTGTGATAATGTTCACTTCAATATCTTCTTCTGTATCCTCTCGCAATTTTTCCAATGCTTTTTCAAACTGTTCAAGTGTCAGAAGTTTCTTGTCCATCATTTTTTGCAAACTAGCCGCTTCTGCATCGTAAATCTCTTGCGGTGTTCGCAAGGATTCAATTATCTTTTTTGCTGCATTCGCTAATTCTTCGGACTTTTTGCTTGCTTCTTCTTCTGCTGTCACTTTGTCTTTCAGTGCTTGCAGTTGTTGTTCAAGTGCCAATGTACCCTCAATGGTTGCTGATGTTAAACCTTCTTTGGCTGCTTTTGCAATTAAAGTTTCTGCTGCTGACATTCCAAAGTAAGTAATCTGGTCTTGCAGATTCTCGGTAAGTTTTGTGCCAGAAGCAATCAGTTTTTCTTGTTCTTCTGTTAATGTTTCAAGTGCTGCTGTAACTTTTGGCGTACCTTCTTCAATTGATTCCGCCATGCCTTCTGTTAATGATTCGCCACCCGCTTTACCAACACCGTCCATTGAATCTGAAAAGGTATCATACATTTCCATTGCATCACGTTGCGCACCGCCCGCGAATCCTTGCATGAAGTTCCCGCCCATGTCAACCGCAGATTCCGCGGTCATTGAAGCAAGTTCTGTTGTAAGGTCACGCATGAAGCCAACAGTTGCGTCATAAGTATCATCGGACATTAAGCCAACTGCATTCAAGCCCCATGAAACTGCTTCAACGATTGCTTGGATAATTGCACTAACTCCTGTCAGAACACCCGCGGCAACCATCTTCAATGTATTAAATCCAAATGCAATCTTGTTGTACATTGAATCTGCAATTCCAATGATGGCGAAGATTATGAAACCAAGAGTTTTGAAAACATTTGTCAAAGTTTCTGTACTTATGATTGAACCTTCAACACCTTCAAACACTGATGAAAATGCCGCTTGCAATCCACCGATAAACGTTGTTGCAACTTGTACAACTTCACGCAATGTTGGTGCAAGTTTCTCACCAATTTCTGTTTTCAAACCACTCACAGCAGATTGGAATAAAGTAATATCACCTTGCAAAGTGTCCAAGCGCGCTTCTGCCATATTATCTACAACATCTTTGGCTTCTATCATTGCTGTGGTTAATTCTTCGGTTTCATCTACAACGCCCGACAATACACCCGCAGCCGTAACACCAATCTTGCCAAACTTTTCCATGTTTTCTGTAACACTGTGTTGTGCTTCAAGGTAATCATAGAAAGCCTGCGTTCCTTCTTTTTCAATTGTTGACCCAAGTTTTAACATCATGGTACGTAATGCTGTACCACCCTTTGAACCTTTAATACCTGCATCAGCCAACTTGCCAAGCATCGCACTTGTTTCCTCAATGCTGAAACCAAGTTGGTTGGCAACTGGTGCAACGTATGACATTGCATCGCCCATTTCTTGCACAGTTGTATTAGTCTTTGATGCAGCAAGTGCAAGTACGTCTGCAACGTGTGCTGTTTCTGTTGCTTCCAAGCCAAAGCCACGCACTGCAACTGCTGCAATGTTTGCTGCTTCTGCAAGTTCCATTCCTGTTGCACTTGCTAAGTTAAGAACCGCAGGTGTTGCAGCAAGTATTTCATTGGTATCAAAACCTGCACGTGCTAAGTTTGCCATTCCGCCTGATGCTGCTTCCGCAGTGAATGCTGTGGTTGCTCCCAATTGTTTAGCGGAATCTTCAAGCCTTGCAAAATCCGAATCACTTACATCGAGCAAAATACTTTTTACCTCTGCCATCCCTGCTTCAAATGCCATAAACTCACGAACAGCACCGCCCAACACCTTGGTCATAACAACAATACCCGCAGTTAATGCTGCGAACGCAGCAACAGCAATACCCGCAGGGCTTGCAGCAAACTTACCAAACTTGCCCAACATGCCTTTGGCTTTACCTAGACCTTTGGAAAGACCAGTAGTGTTAGACTTTACGTTAATCCAAAGACTGCCTATTGTTGCCATTACTTGTATACCTCTTTTGGTGCTTGTCCTGTCATTGCTTGCAGTATGTTTTGCATCTCATCTTCTTCCATTTCTTTGTTCTGTGCGTGTTCTCCTACCAACATGAAATCCTTTGGTGACAGTGTTTTGGCGTGCCTTGTCCTGTTGCAGTTTGCAACCGTTGAAGCAATAACTCCCGCAGGTAAATCAGCAGACCTAAAATAACCAAATGGTTCAATCGAATAAAATGCAGCCCATTCAGAAAGTTCCTTGCTAGAAATTGATTGCAACAACTGTCTTACAGTCATGCCAAGTTCCATTGCCAGAGTAAAGTAAAAACGCCGTTCTGGACGGCTCTTTAATTTTTTGCAAGTTCCTCAACGTCATCGTTCCCAAGCCCATTCAGTTTTTGTGCCACCGAGAAAATTAAGTCAAGACACATTGCAGACTTTTTACCAAGTGCGTCAATATCCCGTGCATCAAATAATCGTTCACCTGTTTCGTTGCACATGGTAAGAACACACAAGCGCGCACGGATGTTTACCATGTTCACGCTGCGGTTCTTGCCCTTGTTATTAACACAACTGGCTTCAAACTCATCTCTTTCTGTTCCTGTCAAAGTGCGAACCCAAACAGAACCACCCCACTGTTCAACTTCTACTTCTTCACGTGGTAGGTCATCGCTATTGAGAATTGCCTTTTTGTCAAGCACGGTCATGCTCCTTGTTTGATTATGCGGATGGGAAGGTTATTGAGTCTGTAATTTTCATTCCAAGACTTGCTGTTACAACGGAATCCATTGCAGCAGTAATTGAAAAACTTGTAATGACTGCCTTAAACTCAGTTTCTTTTGTGTCACTGTAAACAACTTTGATGTCTTTCGCTGTTCCATCAATCGCTGCTTCAATTGTTAAGTGCGAAGTTGACGCGGGGTCATAATTGATTTCAAACGTGCATTCACCACCATCTTTGATTCCACCAATGAAAGTTCGCCACGTTGAATCAAGGTTGCTTGTATCCAAAGTTGCCAAACTTAATGACATTGGTGAGATGGATGTAACATCTGCAAGGGCTGTTGTGCCACCATCAATACTAATTGTTGTCGTGTTTCCTGTTATCGCTGCCATTTTCCTGCTCCTGTTTTCTTACTAATCAGAGTACCATATTATGTAACTACTTTCAATAATCGAAACGCCTCGACTATTACCAATTTGAGAATCTTCAACAATCCCTATATCATTATCGTGGACAAGGGAGTTTATAGCCACGCCATTTGTGGGAGTTCCTGTATATCCATTTAAGGCATCAAGCACGTGGGCTGCCAAAGTCTTTGCCCCACCATAAGTTGTTGCAACATTGCTTATGGTCAATTCTGCACGTGTCATTCCACCGTAGCCATCAAGGTCTTGTTCTGGCTCTGTGCCATCCAATTCATAAACAATTGCAGGAAAGGTTGTGCCTTGTTGTCGCATCCAAGGGAATACCCGTGTGCTAACCAATGCACTTACATCTGAATCGGCAATCAATATGCTGCGTATTCCTTGTTCAAGACTTGCCATCAGTTCACCGACCTAACTTGACGAATTGCATTTGCCAATGCTCTTTGGAATATCCGCTTTGCTTTTGGTGTTGTCACATCAAATCCTTCATCAGCCATGTGGACTGCTTTCATTCTGCCCACATTCATCTTCCTTGCACGTTGCCTGTAACCACGTGCTTTCAAACCCCACTTGTCCTTAACAAACCTGTCACCAGTGCCATGTTCAACCAAGTGTGCATGCCAACCATTCCTACCTGCTTTCCTGCCAAAGTACATACGCCCTTTGATGAAAAACTTTTTCATTATCTTTACATCGGTGGTAACGGACTTTCTCAATATACCTGTTCGCTTTGGTGTCCGCTTTCGTACTGCTTTGCGATATTCGGCAACGGTTTTACGCATTGCCTTCTTCATCACCTTCTTGTTTATTTTCTTTTCTAGTTTGGATAATGCCCTGTCAATTTCTGCAATACCAGAAATAGAAGAACCACCCGCACCTGTCATGCCTAAACCTTTTGCCATTAGTTAGACTCCTCTTTGCATCTGAGTTCTAAGTATTCGTTGCGTTCTTCATGGTTTAGCACAGACACAATTCCAAATATCCTAGCACCAAACAGTAGCCGTTTCTTTGGTGTTGCATTTGCCGTGTAACGAATGAAAATGCGGTGGGTAATAATACCCGCCTGACCTTCACCGATGTCCACTTCCATGCCGCTTGTTGGTTCAATGGATGCCCAAACTGTTTCATCAGTAGACCAACTGGCAGTAGGTTCACCGTAGGAATCAAGCGCAGCACTTTCGGTTTGAATAGAAACCCTGTGGCGTAATTTGCCTGCAAGCAGTGCCATTGTTAATTTACCTCTGGTACTTTGTTCACTGCAACAATCATCTGCAAGCCCAACGGTAAATCCTTCACGTTGTCAATGGTTGTTGCTTCCCTGTTGTTGTAAAAGTGACCAACAAACATTCTGTGACCAACAACAAATCCTTGTGGTATTTCACCACGTGATGCGTACCCTGCTGTGTATTCCACTTCCACTTTATTGAATACACTTGCAGTTGGTGTGCTGCCTGTGGTTGGGTATGACTCGCTTTCAATTGGCAGTATTTCCGCAGGCAATTTGCCAAGCGTACTTACTTCATACAACGTATTTGACCATGTTTGCTGTGTGCCATCGCTGTCAACGTATTTGATACTTGTAACGCTAATGAGTGGTGGTCGTGGCAAACGCATTGGTGTGCCTTCGGGCGGGAAGCCATTGAAGTACACTTTCATTGTTTGCTGCAACATTGTTGTGTTGGTCAAATCTTCAAGCAGGTTTTGACACGCCATGCCGATGTATGCAATTTCAGTATCTTCATCAGACGTATCAACACGCAACCAACTTTTCAAGTCTGCTGTTGTTGATGAACACTCTGTGCTTGGGGTGCTTACCAAGAACCGTTCATAACTATACGGTGATTGATAAACCATTATTCTTCTTCAACTGCTTGTTCAAGGTCTTTTGGTTTTACAACTGCTCTTTGCTTCTTGATTTTTTCTGCAACAGTTTTGTTTTTTTCTGCAACAACCAAACCTTTTTGAACAAGATGTTCTGCATATTCGGGGTCAAGTTCAATGACTTTGCCCGCAGTTATGTGCCGTCCATCTTTTGCCATGCCGTTCTTTATACATTCATATTTCATTATTCAATTCTCCTGCTACTGTGGGAAGGGCAGTTGCCCACCCTTCCCATGTGTAGCGGTTTAGTAACCAATAATCTTATGGCTCTTATGCCATGAGGATATGTTTAACGGATTCGCCTTGTGTAAGTTTTCCATCTACTCTTAACATGCCACGGATTCCTACGAGACCATTTGCAGCATACAGTTCATCCAAACGTTGCAGTGAAATTCCTGCGTTGTATGCCACATAGTAATATGACATGTCACCAAACAGAATTGGCTTTAAGCCAGTGGTCATTGCATTTACATCATCACTAACAATGATTGGTCTACCTAGAATTGTATCTGGTGAACCTTCTGCCATGTTTGGTTGCCAAATGTAACTTTCTGTTCCACTTGCATACTTCAGTTGTCGCAATGCTGAAAGTGTTGTTGTGTTCATTAACCAAGAACCATTCTTTCGATAGGATTCTTTAACTGAATAGAACAGGTCTTGCACTTCATCAAATGTGACTGCTGCTGCACCTGCTGCATCAACGCCTTTGTCACTTCCATCCGTCACGCCAGTGGGTTGATTCACTCCATTTCCGTTTACGAAAGCCGCTTCCAAAAGTGCCGCAAATTTTCTCGCGATATTCGTTGATACGAACGCCTCAAGATTTACAACTTGGTCACTAAGCAACTCCTCGGAAATCTGTGTCAAAGTTCCCGCCTTGTGCGGTTTTAAAACGCACTGTCCAAATGCAGGGTCGCTCTCTGAGTAAGAATCGCCTTCGGATGCAATCCACGCAGCACTTCCTGTTGAAGTTTCTGTTGGGATTGTTACTTGACCTTCAATGTTAAAACTTGTCGCATTTGGTGAAAAGTTTTGTGCATCGTTCATGGTTTCAATAATCATGTCTTGCATGTTGGCTTGACCTTGTGCAAACATTGGTGCAATGTAACCACCTGCTGTGTTTGTACCTTCTGTCAAATCCCGATATTCTGCATGGCTCAAACAACTTTTGCCACCACGTAGATAATTCATAAATGCAGAACGATATGATTCTGATGCAACACCACGTGCTTCTTCTGCAACTGTTGGTTCTGAAATTGCGAGTTCGCTTTTCTTGCCTGCTGTTGCTTTAATTTGTCGTTCTTCTGATTCGATTGCTTCGATGCGGTCGATGTCTGCTTTTAATGTATCTGAATCATTGAGCATTGCATCTACCGCAGAGCGTTGTTCAGCATCAAGTGTTTCTGTGCTGTCCATTATTGTGCGTGCATCTGCAATTAGTTTGCAGCGTTGTTCACGCATTTCTTTTGCTTGTGACATTTTCTATGTCCTCTTTCTTTTTAGTTCCAAGTTCCTGTGATAATTGCAACGGCAATTCTGTGTGTGTAAAGTCAACGGACTTCCATTATTGTTATAGTGTCAACAAGTAAATCAACGCAATGGCTGTTGGGCTTGGTCTGCAAATCACGATTATTCTTGACCAGTAAAGCATTAGTGCGATAACCTACAAACAGCAAAGACAATGCCACCAGTTAGCATTGCCATTGTAAACATTGTGCTGAGTTCTAAGATTTTCAATTTTGTTTTGTAACTCATTATTCTTGTTCCGCAATCCGCAATCGGAATTGCAGTTTTGATGTTTCGCCAATTGAGTTAAAATCTGTTGTATCTAAGACCTGCTGTGCCTTGTGTGCTTCCAAACTTCGCAACGCGGGTTCTGCACGTACAGAACATGAGGCTGCCGAATAAGCAGGATTGCAAACAATAGAAACGTCAAAAAGTCTTGCAGTATTTATTGTGCGTACATCCTTGCCTTCCATCATTGACCACGAATCGGAAACATCAAAGAAACCAAATGACATACTGACCAAATCATTTCTTCTAAGCAATTCGACAACATCCTTGCCAACTGTGGTGTTTGGTGGGTCGAGTTCCATTCTTAAACCGTGGTCATCTTCCCACAGTTTCAATGTGCCTGAACCTAATCTGCCAAGCACCTTGTCATCATCATGGTTGAACAACGCATGGACTTCATCGCCATTTGCAAGTGATTCAGCAAACGCACCACGTTCAACCTTCTCGACAAAGCCACCCAAATCATTGGACAAAGAATCAAACACAACAGGATAACCAACAATCTTTGGTGCTGTTTCTTCTGTTCCGTTTTCATCACGCACTTCTAATTGCACTGCTGTGCTAATTCGTATTTCTTTTTCGTTACTCATGCTTGTTGCTCCTTTGGACAAGTACCGTGGCACTGTCACTATTCAAAAAACTCTTTGCCCAATTGTCGCATGCTTCAACCCGCAATGTTGGTGTATCGGCATTTGCAACAGCAGACTTCCACGTATTGACAAGTTCATTGCCAACTTCTTTTTCATTAACTCCCATGCTACGGCAGCACGGTTCTAAAATTGATTCCACTTTTTTGCTTAACGATTCATCACCTTGCACAAATGTATTCCAATCATCTGCACCTTCTTTGTTGGCATTTCGATTGGATGCGTTGCGTACTATCGCAACTGCCCTGCGTACAGAATCCACCAACCAATCATCTGGTGGCTTGGGTTGTTCACGCACTTCATCTTCAATTAGTTCTGCTTCAAGTTCTGAACCAACGTCTGCAAAGTTCAACGGCATTATGTACTTATCGCCTTCTTCACCAATGGTATTAAGGTTTTCACGCTTGCGGATTTCATTGATTGAAAGCCAACCTGATTCGCGTGCAGTCCTGTATGCAGCGTACCTGTCAATCGTGTTACCACGCAACGCTTCTTCTGCAAGAAACTCTGCATAAATACTTTTGTCATCAACACCCAACAACTTCCTGCTTATTTCTTCTTCCCATCTACGCAACCAAGGCATCAGTGTGCCTTGCATATACGAAATCTGTTGGCTCTCCACATTGCTATAAGTGGCACGGCTAAGGTCTTGAATCATGTGCGGTGGCATTCGGTATATCCTGCAAATATCTTGCAATGCATATTGTCTTGCCTCTAACCATTGTGCATCTGAATGCGGAATACTTAACGACTGCCACGACATTGATTCTTCTAAAATTGCCGTTTTTCCGCTATTGCCATTCCCCGAATACATTCCATCCCACCCTTGACGTAAACGCTTTGCAGCATCTTCGGAAAGTTTAGCAGGATGCGAAAGTACACCAGAAGGTCTGCTGCTATTTGCAAAGAATGTGCCACCACTCTTTTCCATTGCTTGTGACATTCCAATTGTTTCACGTGCGTACCCAATAGGGCTGTACCCTTTAATGCCATCGTGTCCCAAGCCTTTAATGTGTAAGATGTTTTCACTTGGTATTCTTGTTTGTCCGTTGTATACATACCAAACTTTCCCATCTGAAATATCAATTGCCATATTTTCAGGCAACAGAATCCACAAGCCAATTGGCGTTCCAGAATTATCACGTTCAATCTCTGCATAGGCATTCCCATACAACAAAACATGAGCAGTCATTGTTTCCTTAAATGTGAACGGTGTCATTTCAGGGTTTGGTGCTGTGTGGAATAACTTTGCAACAGGGTGTGTGTTTATTGGTTCACGCACCATTTCAGATACCCGCGAATAGATTTTAATTGGTAATGATGCAACGTCCTCACTTATTACCCTGACACAAGCAAACACGGCAGGTTGTCTTAATGCCGTATCTTGTGTAACTGTTTCACCCGAATAAGTTGATGCACCTGCAAACACTGTTTTCCACCAACTGGTGTCAGTCAGTTGGCTGCGTGTTTCTTTTTCTTTTCCTTTGCCTATCCATTTCATCAATCCCATTTATAGAATCTCCATATCCTGTGATTCATACTTGCTCTCTGCACCATCAGTTGCTGCATTGGCTCTGCCAATTCCCATCACTGCTGCAACCAATAAATCTATACGTTCCGTGCTTTTTCGTTTGCTCAATTTTATGTTCCCTGCTGCATCTTCTTCCGCAGCACATACGCTTGCGTTGAATCTTAATACTGGATGACCGCCATGCCTAAACTTTCCACTCATTATCATGGCTTCTAAATGTTTGCAAGGTGCTGACATGCTTCTATAACCCTGACCAAAAAAGCCAACATTCAATCCTTCTTGTTCAAGTTGCACTGCCAGTTGCGTTGCACACCATCTATCCACTATCACTTCTCTAATGTTATAGTGGATATGCAACTCTAATACCTTTTTTTTGATAAAAGAATAGTCAACAACGTCACCTTCGGTGGCTATTAAGTGTCCATCATCACGCCATTGGATATAAGGCACGCCATCGTCATGCTGCCTTCTTGCTATGTTCTCATTCGGAACAAAGCAATATGGCAAGACATCAAAGCCACCACCTTCTTCCTCTGTTCGCGGAAAAATCAAAACCAATGCAGTCAGGTCAAGCGTGGACGATAAATCGAGTCCTGCATAACACGCACGCCCTTTCAATTCTTCTGCTGTGTAAGGTTCTTCACATGAATCAAACGCTTCCATTGAAATCCATCTATCCATTTGTTCCGTTGGCTGATTCAGGTACAAACGTCTGAATGCGTTTTGGTATGACGGTAGTGCTTTTGCCTTTGTGCATTCTTGTTCGTAAAACTCCACATCGACAGTTGTACCCAACGATGGATTGCTCTTTGCCCACACTTCAGGGTCATCCCATTTATCATCTTTCTTTGCTGCCCATATTGCAGGCAGAAAAGATGAATCAACAACCGTGCCATCTTGAACCTTGCGTGCGTAGTTGTGCAGGTCTAACCACAGCGTTGGTTCTGCTGTGCCTGCTGTTGTGATGGCGATATTCAACGGCTGCTTTCTTGCTCCCTGTGAAGTTAGAAGTGCCTCATACAATTCACGTGCATCGGGCTTACTCCATACGTGCAACTCGTCCGCCACGACACAACTGGCACTTAAGCCATGTGCAGTTCTTGAATCTGATGCCAGTGCCTTCATCGTTGAACCTGTACTTGGAACAACAATTGCATTCCTGTAAATCTTGCAATGCTTGGAAAGGTATTCATCCGATTCAACAAAACGCTTTGCAATACCAAACACAATGCTTGCTTGGTCACGGTCTGCTGCTGCTGTGTAAACTTCACCGCCTTCTTCGTTGTCACTTACAAGGCACATCAACGCAAGCCCCGCAGCCAAACTGCTTTTCCCTGCCTTTCTAGGAAGTTCAATCAGGCTTGAACGGAAACGTCTTGTATTGTCTGGTCGAATCCAACCAAACATGTTTGCAACAATTGATATTTGCCAATCTGATAGAACAAAACTTTCACCTGCCCATCGTCCCTTGTGGTGTTTCAAAAACAAAGGAAAGAAATTGACAGCGTGCATTGCCTTCTCAGAATCAAACGTGGAATCCAAACACTGCACGGTTGGGTCATAGTCAGGCAACAGTAAACTAATTTCCTTATCTGTCATCCACCAAGGTACTTCATGCGTTCGTCTTGTTGCTTGCTTTGATTGTCACTGGTTGTTTGTACTCGGCTGCGTGCTGATGGTGTTAAACCAAACTCACACAACAAATCCTTCAACGCCTTTGCAGAGTTCCTAGCAATTGAAACGTATGGTGACTGTTGCAGGTATTTCACGTTGCCATCATTGTCTTTTATTGGGTAAACATCACCGTCTTTTTTAATCATGTCATCTGCCCTTCGCCAAGTTGCAAAGGTTTCTGCAAGCAAATACAACGCCATTCCATCTGCCACTGTCAACACTTTCATGTCTGACAGAATCGGCACAAGTTGTTCCCAACAATCCTTAGCCATGCCGTCAAGTCCTGTTGGCATTTCAGGTGCAACCGCTTCGGGCTGCGGTTCGTTTTTATTTATTTCGCCACGCCAACTTCCACGCAATTTTAAAATGTTTGTTGGTGTTGGTTTTGTTCCTCGTCTACCCATTTTTATATCTCCTTACTTAATTAAGTTCGTCCAAACCAGTTCATCGTCAAAGTACCTTAACTTCGTCATCACAGGGTGACCCCCATTGACAAAAGTCGTGTAAAAAAACGACTCGT